AGACCAGCGCGGAGACCAGTGCGGAGACCAGTGCGGAGACTAAACCTAAAAGTTTTTTTTTGGATTCCTCCAAGCATTCTTGGCCAAACTTCAAATATCTAAGCGGTGAGGTTCATGGCAACTTGACTAAAACCAGAACTATGGCATTAGACGATTTTGATGTCATCCATTCTTTTGGTTATAAGTCTAACATGTATATCAAGACTGATACAGTGCTTGATAACATTTATAGAGAAGATAAGGGTCTCAAAAGTGCTGCTGATATGTATAAGGGATATATCGGTACTGTAGATGCTTCTGATGGCAATACTTATTTTTGCCCTGCTTATTCAACTTCTATTGGCATTCTTGAAAGGAAGACTGGCGCGATAAGGACAGAGCAGAAATGGAACATTACTCCACAGGTACGTTCTGGGGCAGAGGGAGCTAATGGTATCATTTACATGCCATCTTATACTAAAACTTTACAGATTTATACTTATAATATCAAAACAGGAGAAGCAGGATCGTTCACTCCGCCACAAACAGGATTCTTTGGCCATATTTGGGGAGCAGCAGCAGATAAAGAAGGTAATATTTACATGCCTCCAGCTTTAAGCAAAAAGATTCTTAAGATTGACAAGTTTGGTGATGCTTCCTTATTGGAAGGTAAGCCTGTTACTTCTGGAGCTTTTGGATTTGATGTCAAATATGTTGGGGCTACTTATGTAGAGGATGTTAATAAAGTATTCTGCTTACCTAGATGCGGTAAAAAGATTTTGGTTATAAACTGTGCTGATGATAGCTACGAAGAAATTGATTTGCCAGCAGATTATCTTGCAGTAGCTAATAAAAATAAAAATTTCCACGGCTTCCTCGCTCCTGATGGTTGGCTTTACAGTGCATTCTGGGCTGACACTAAGTGCTTCCGAATCAATCCTCATACTTATGAGATCCAATGGAGAGATTATAGTACTTATTTCATGGATGGTAAATCCAGTGTTGAAGAGGGATCTGGAATTCAAAACTTGGGTACTGGGTTTTCTACTTGTGCCAAAGTTGTGGGCAATGATGTTTATCTTGGTTTGGCTGGGACATCTAGAGCTATCAAGCTTGAATTTTAATGAAATACTATAGTTTAAAATACTATTTAATGGAGGATAAGGGTGCTGAATATAAAGAGATACCCAATTTCCCTTCTTTTGACTACGAAAAAGACGCGATAAAGTATTGGGACAATTACAAAAAAGTAAATTTTGTTTATTATACTGATGTAGTTGTGGTCAGGAGAGAGATAAGTAGTTTGCTAATCAAGAGTTTATAAGAAAGTTAAACTTTTTCTGATTTAGCTCTTGACGAAAGAGTTAAAATGTCTTAATCTAAGATTATTGCTTATGAAAACTAAATTATTCCTAGCTACATCACTACCGCTTTGGGCGCTGGCAACTTGGAGCTGCTTTAGAAGTCCTGAAGTCAAAACAATCACAGAAGAAAAGATTGTTTATCCAGAAAAGGTCGAAGCATGTGTCTCTCTTACCAAGTTTCAATTAGAAAAGATGTTGAGCAATTTCAATGAGGATGATCATCCTTCAGAAATGATGCGGTTCAAGAGCCTTGTCAAACGTGATGGTAATGGTTGGAGAATCTCTTCTACTCATCTAGCCAAAGGTGCAGAGAAGTATCCGCTTCCAGAAGGTAAGTTCTTTGTTGTTGATGCTTCATTTATTGATTATCATGGTGAGTTCAAAGATTGTATTGATTACGCTGACAATTACAAAGAGCATCACGAATACATTGTAGTATCAGCAAAATGAAATTGACTTTATTACCTTTTGTTTTTCTCTGTAGTTGTACGACAAAGAAGTTAAAAGAAGATCCTGCTTGTATTTTTGATGACTATATGTTTATGGCCCCAAAAGTATCAGAGGAGAAAGTTTTTAATGATTTGCTCTTGCAAGATATAGTAGAGAATTTAGAATTCTATACAGACGAAGAAATTATAAGTATTATTTGTGAATGAATCCTGTTGACACTATTGTCTGTATCTACTCTTCCTGTGAACACTTAGAGGAGGCAAAAAAACTAAGGGATGATTTAATTCTGCCGAATTCTAAGTTTATAATTTTTCTTTCGAGAGATTATGAAGGCGACGAGTCTGAAGGGTTGGTTAAGTTGGATGTTAGTGAGGGTTATGAGCTTTTATCTATAAAGACTTATAAGATGTTTGAATATATCCATAAGTCAGGTATTGAATTTAATAAAATTTATAAAATAGATGTCCCTCAAGGTTCGGAGAATATAGATGATGTAAAAGAAAAATTCTTTGGTGATTCAGTTGATATTAAAGATCATTACTTTGGCAATGATTGGTATAGGGCTAGTGAAGAGTCAACCCTTTCTTGGTTCAAAACGAAAGGGATGTCAATAAAAGGTGGTAGTTGGTGGCTTCTGAGTAATGAAATGTATACTTATTACTTTAGTGGGAAGTTTTATGGTTTGAGTAAAGACTTCTTCGACTTCTTTATTAATGATAACACTACAAAAGGTTTATGTAACCTAATGGTGAGAGATTGGGGCGGGTGTGAAGATATGGTTGTTGGTATACTTTACCAAAAGTTTTTAAAACATGATCAATAAAACTAAAAAATTTGTCTTCATACATGTGCCTAAATGTGGGGGTACATCAGTCACGAAATGTAATCACTTTAATTGTTGGCGGGGTAACGCTCATTTAACTTTGGAAGATTACCACAAAGCACTGTTTAATTCCAACTCTTATAAATATTACTCTATAGTGAGGAATCCTTGGTCTCGCATACTAAGTGTATACACTTATTGGAAACGCATGGACTCTAGTCATAAAAACTATATTTGGGCTAAAGCTGCGTGTAGGGCTGTGCAGGATAATAATATGAGTTTTAAAGAGTTTATTTCTAAGTTACTAGAACCTAAAATTTACTTTCATAAAGTAAATCAGCCTGATGTGGAAATGCCTCATTTGAAAACACAATACAGTTTTTTAAATGTTGGAGGAAAATTCAAAATGGATTTTGTTGGCAAAATTGAGAACTTACAGAATGATTTTGATTTTATCTGTGATCAAATAGGAATATCAAGACAGAAACTTCCTCATTTAAATAAAAGTGAGCATGTTGCATACACAGATTACTATGATGATGAGGCTATAGAAATTATTGATTATTTGTACAAGAATGATATAGAACACTTCAACTATAATTTCGGAGATTAAATGATTAGTCATAAAGACAAATTTATATTTATACACATACCTAAATGTGGCGGCACTTCGATAGAGAGGTTTATTTTATCTCATTATGGGGTATCTCATGATTGGACAAGAAAATACCCTCTGGAGTCATTGCCTATGAAAGTCAGATCTGAATTTAGCATTGGATTTGAGCGGCAACAGCACATGTCTTTAAGTAATTTCGCCTTAGAAAAACAAAAAGAATATTTTTCCTTTGCTTTTGTGAGGAACCCTTGGGATAGGATTATGTCTTCTTACTTGTATTCTAAGAGGCTTGGTTATAAATTCACTTTTAAATCTTTTTTTAATTCCCCCATATTCGCAAATCATTGCAAAACACAATGTTCTTTCCTTAACAAGAATATAGATTTTATAGGTAGGTTTGAGAATCTACAAGAAGACTTTGATATAATTTGTGGGAAGTTGAGGCTTAAAGTTAAGAAATTACCGCATGAGAATAAAACCATTCATGGTCATTACACAGAATGGTATACTAATGAAGATAAAAAGCTGGTTCAAGATAAATATTCCGAAGATATTGAGGCTTTTAATTATAAATTTGGAGAATAAATGAAGACTTACACATACGACAGTAAGATTATTGGGCCTGACGGGTATCAGGAGCTTATGGTGGCGGTTTTAAATGATAAAGGGAATCCCATTGATTCTTGTTGTTATAAGTTGGATTCTCCAGAAATTCATGATCTTATGACTGCTGAAACAGGAGCGCATGAGTTCGGCATAAACGGTTGGGATTTAGATCCAGCGGATCAATATAGAGGCTACGCCATGAAGAAATGAATAATATATTTGTTACAGGCTCTTCTGGTTATATAGGTTCTCATCTTTTAAAGATGATAAATGATCGTTTGTTGACTGATGTTTGTGGTTTAGATAAAGAAAACCCAGATAAAATCTACCCTGATAAATTTTATTATGGAGATATCAGGGATGGTAAGCATTTAAAATATAAGCAATCTTTTGATTGTGTGGTTCATTTGGCTGCTGAAATGAGAGTTGGAGAATCGGTAAAAGATCCAATTCTATATTATGAAACTAATGTCTTTGGCACTTTAAATGTTTTGAGAAACATAAAAACTAAACATTTTATCTTTGCTTCGACTGGGGCAGCGGAAGGATTAGCTTCTCCTTATGGTATTTCCAAAAAATCAGCAGAAGAAATTGTTATTCAATACTGCCTAGAAAATAATATTCAATATACAATCTTTAGATTCTACAATGTCGTTGGGTCAGATGGCATACCTATTAAAAATCCAGATGGTTTATTTTACAATCTTTTAAAATCAAAAGACACAGGTGTATTTACAATTTTTGGGAATGATTATGATACTAAAGATGGAACCTGTGTTAGGGACTACGTGCATGTGAATGAAATTTGCGAATCAATTATCTTGTCGATGAATAAACCTGCTAATGGGATAGAGAATTTAGGGCATGGGAAAGGAACTTCTGTATTGGATATGTTTAATGTTTTTAAAAAAGTAAATAATCTGGACATATCTTTAGAATATGCCCCCCGTAGAGAAGGGGATATGCCAATAAGTGTTTTGGGTAATAAGGGTAATTATATAAAAAACGAGTATAATTTAGAGGACTTGCTCAAGACCAAGAATATCGAGGCTATGCCATAAAGAAATGAATTATGGATGATTGCCAGTTAGATTTTTTTGAAAACTACAATTCTTTGGATCCAAAGAGTGAGACTAGAATATGTATAAAATGTAAGAAAGAGAAGCCTTTAGATTATTTTAGATCTCGCGATAGAGGATCCTTCAGAAGAACTGAGTGTCGGAAATGTGAGCTTAAGCTACAAAAAGAAAGAAAACGCTTGAGGGAAATTACCCCCCCTCCTCCTGATGATTACATTTGCCCCATTTGTAGAAAAGAAGAAAAAGAGCTTTTGGGGAGAGGGGGCAAGAATAATGGTGCTTGGGTTAATGATCACGATCATGAAACGGGCGAGTTCCGAGGTTATTTGTGTCACTCATGCAATAGAAACATAGGAGGCTTTAATGATAGTATAGAATCTTTAGAAAGGGCTATTAAATACCTTAAAAAAAATGATTAAAAATATAATTAACCTGTTGTCTAAAATCTTTAGAAGAAAATCCTTGCACAAAGACTCATTTGACGTTAATATTAAGTCACAAGATAAGTTGAAAGAGGTTTTTGGTGTTGATAAGGATATGGAGTATGCAGATTTCTCAGCTCAGACAAAAGAGAAGAGGGATCAATTAAAAAAGCTTCTTGAAACTATCTCAAAAGACCCAGATCGACTGTGATATTTCCAAATATGGGATAACATATTTAATCTTTGCAAAATTTTTAAATTTTTATTAAAAAAACTAATCAATTTCTGCGATCAATAAAAAAATATTTTAAAATAATTAATAAATGAAAATAAAACTTGAGCCAGATGAAATCACAGTTTGTCAGATGCTTGGTAGGATGCGCTCGCTAATCGCAAGAAATTCAGGCGTGAAAGATGCTAAGATCGGCAAGCAAGATGGTGCAGAGGCTGACGTTCTTGGTGTGATGGCTGAATACGCATTCTCAAAAAGATTTAATACTTTTCCAGATTTAGGCTTAACTCCACGTAGCGGAAGTGCTGATGGCGTTCTCAACGGCAAACGTTACGATATTAAGTCCACTACCTATAAGACTGGAAGGCTTCTCTCCACCATGAAGGTGAATCCAGATGTAGACATATATGTATTGGGTATTGTAGAGAATAATGAAATAGATTTTGTTGGTTGGGTATCTAAAGAGGATTTAATCAAAGAAGAAAATATTGTGAATTTGGGACATGGGAAAGGTTATGCTCTGACTCAGGATAAATTAAATACTTTTAAGTAGTATATGAAGAGGGTATTTGAGAATTTCACTATTTTAATTGGTTCGATTATCATTGGCATTCCCCTTGGTTTGGTTGTTGGTTTAATCTGTTGGTTCAGGTTCCCTTATCAAGTATACCTAGAGGCTAGAGTCAAGTTAGCTAATAGAAGAATAGAAGAAGCAGTAGAATTCATCGAACAACACAAAAAAGAAAACTCTATTGAAGGAATGTGGGAAAGACACATAGAAAGAATGGAATCAAAACAAAAAAATTATGACAATTGAAGAAGTTATAACCATGTTGGAAGAGACTACTAATAGTCTCAAGGATACACTAAGAAAGAAAAGCTCCGATTATACAGGTGGAGAAGGTAGTAAAGATCCATTTGCAAATTTTAAAGCGACTGAAACTCTTGATGTAGATCCTGTAATTGGGGTGATGATTAGAATCATGGATAAGATTCAAAGAATTAGATCTTTTGTTTATGATGGTAAGCTGAAGGTCTCCAACGAGAGTGTTTATGATGCCTTCGATGATATCATTGGATACACCATCCTAGCCAAAGCAATGACCCAAGAGAAGCGTGGTAAGAATTTAAATTAAAAAAAATCAAAAAAAGCCTTGCATTGGGGTGTTCGTTGATCCATAATGACCTCGTTATGGAATTCGAACACCCCATTTTTAATACACCCGAAGAGTATGAAGAGTATCACCAGATCATGGCTGAGTTAGCGGAGGAGGCAGAGAGGAATGCTCCTGATCCTCGCCCTCAAGATCTTGGTCTGAATAATAATTCATATTTTAATCAAAAAAATGTTGACACCCGCAAAGTCCAAGCTTAATCTACCAACAGTTATGAGTAATACACCAAAACGAGGTCGTGGTCGTCCTAAAGGTTCGACCAGTTTCATCAGCATCAAACTCGCTGATCTTGTCAACAACCTTGGCTTGAATGCTAAGGTCTCTGTTAGTAAGAGATGGCTAGAGGGTATCGGTTTCGAGATTGAGGAATCTCCAGCCCCAGCTCCAGCTCCAGCTCCAGCTCCAGTCATGACGATATCATCTACCACTGATGAGCCTAATTCAGAAGAAGTAATTCAATTCGAAATTCACTAAAGCTATGTTTGAAACACTTGTAGGCCAAACTGAGGTCAAAAACCGTCTAGGGTTCTATGCCAAAGCTCACAAAGCTGGCTCAATCATCCCTCCCATCATGCTTAATGGAGCTAAGGGGTTAGGTAAGACTGAGTTCGCTAAGGACTTTGCTAAGGGAATCAAAAAAAGACTTCTTGAGATTAACTGCGGCACAATTCGCAATGCTCAGCAGTTCTTCGAACAAGTCTTCATGCCAGCTATCGCAGGAGAGGAGATTACCATCCTCTTCGATGAGTGTCACGCCTTACCTAATGATTTGGTTGAGGTGTTCCTCACAGCTTTCAATGTCGAGGGAGCTAAAACTAAGCAAGTATCTATTGGGGAAGGGTTCGCAACCTTTGACTTCCAAAAACAGAATTTCTTGTTTGCGACTACTGAGCTTCATAAGATCTTCGATCCCTTCAAGGATCGCATGACAATTGTTGACTTCAAGCCTTACAATTCTAAAGAGCTTGCTCATATCATCAAAAAGAAGCTTAGTTGGGTGGAGTTCGACGACTCTATTCTCAGTCAGATTGCTGACACTGTTCGCGGTAACGCTCGCAGCGCAATCAAGAGAGCTTTGGAGATCAAAGCCTTCTGCGAGATCAAGAACAGGTCCAAAGTCCGAGCCGCAGACTGGGCTGAGATGAAGCGTCTCTTGGGTATCAAGCCGCACGGTCTAACCAACCTTGAGGTGCAGATCCTCGACGTTCTCAAATCCAATGGCCCCAGTTCGCTCCAGATGCTGTCTGCTGTCACTGGAATGTCCCGCTCTGCCATCCAGCTAGACGCAGAGAACAACCTCCTGCGTAGCGGCTTCATGGAGATCGACGGTAAGCGGAAGATCACAGCTAAGGGAACATCCATACTGAAGGAGCTATCATGAGGTATGTAGTATCACAATGGGGGAATGGTCTATCAGTCGGATTGATTGGTAGGCCAGAGGAGGTAGAGGAAGATAAGAACTTGGCTCATAATATATTTGGGGCTAAGTCATATGATGATGTATTTAATGGGCGCATCAATTTTAAAAGTATTTTTTATTTTTATAAATTCCTCTGGTATAAAAACGCCCTCCCATACATGGCCAAACACAACTGCTCCCTACGTTCAGCTACCAAAGCCACCAAGGACAACGTCAAGCAATATATCATTATCAAAGAGAACTTCATGTCTGCTATAAGTAGACTACCAATACATTATAACATAGGGAATTATAATGATGGGGACTTTGGGTATGAATATGAAGACTGATAATTGGGGCTTTGAATATATAATTTAATTCATTTGTAATTATAAAATTCTTTGATTGTCACATATTGTGGCCCCGACCAACAAAAACACAACATATAGTATGCTTTTACGCCCAATTACCAAACCCAAACAACCACGTCCAACAACCCCCAATCCCTTATACAACATACAACACACTAAACTTATACATAATAAACATATAAGAGAATATAGTAAAGGGAAATACAGGAGGAAGGTGTTTAAAATGTAGGATGTGGATTGGCCATATTAATTATTTAAAAATATTAAAAACTCCCCATTCAACAATTTTCCTTGATTCTACAAGGTTTTCAGCCTCTTTGCGTCACGTAGCTGGTGCAGAGAGGTTTTTTTCTTTTGTTTAATTCGGTAAAGCAGAGCAAAGAAAATTATAAAAAAATCAATTTCTGCTCGGGGGTAAATACAAAAAGTTTTTAAAACTTTTACCTCACTGCACAGATCACGTCTAAAAACAATAAAAAAAAGGTGCAGGTCGTGCCATTTGCCCCAAATAAACGTCCCCCCAACCAACCAGCGCCCAGATCTAATCAAATCGCGCAAATAATGTAGCGCCCCAGATCGAACAAAACTTTTTAAATAACTAGGGCCGCAAATAACGTGGCTGGTCCAGATCGACGCAGATCGCACAAATAAAACTAAATAAACCCAGATCAAATAAAACCGCACAAATAATGTGCGGTTAGGGGAACCAGCCACGTTCGCCCCCCGAAGGGGGCGAAGCGCACCTTACTTGGTGGGATCGTCACAGACGGGACCAACCTCGCCAGAGCGACCTTGGGATTCGAAGAATTCCCCATCGCACATGCACAACCACCAACGAGATCTGCGAGCATCTTTCACCTTGAATTTGAAGAGTTCGACATTTTGGCCTCGACCAACTGCATCCACCCAAGCTTCCTTGGGAGTGGAACCAAAACCCTGATTGAGAAGCCCAATCCCATAGGGGCAAGCATTTTTAACAGAGCGAACGACATAATGTGTATAGGTAGCCATGGGGGAATAATAAAACAAAAAGGCATTTGAAACAAGCCCAAATTTAAATTATTTTTTATTCGACATATGAGGAGAGTATAGTATAGGGAAAATTGCTGTAAGTCATTGATTAGTAAGGAGTTACGCGGAACGGGGGGCGCGGTCGCCGTAACTCGCTGATATTCAACGAGTTACAGGGTTTATTTAGGCAGGAATCACACGTAACTATTTTGGTTTTGTTCTCATAGATTGCTATATTTTTCCGTCAATTCAGCTTGAACGTGATTATTCCAGATGGCGTACATAAGTTTAAACCAACCCTCATTATCATCTAGGGGGAAGACCGCCTCGAACTCTTCCATCATGGAATCTAATGAAGATTCAAATGCAACCTGCTCGGGGCTAGCCTCTTCTTTTATTTTATTCATTTTTTTGCTTGTATTCCTCTGCCTTCTTGTTTTCTTTGGTGGAACCAAGATTCTCCATAGACAATACCCTTTCTTTCGAAGAAAGCATCGCAAGCCTTGCTTATCTGCTCAGAAGTCCCGCGAGGGATAGCGTCATAAACCCTGAAAGTTTTTTGTGTTGCTATTTTTACAGTGCCGCCATTCGCCACTGCCTTCCAATCTGAATTGTCGTAAGTTTTCATTGTTTTTATTTCCATTTATAGTTATTAGAGACAAACTCCCTGCCAAGTTCAATTGCTCCATGCAAAGATGTTTTGATGCTTGTTTCTGTGCCTTCTTTATACCAAGTGAAGCGGTAGTCATCGCCATTTTCTTTGACAAAGGTAAACCAAGGGCGTTTGTGTTTGTTTGAATCCTTGAGGATTATTTTGGGTGTTTTGTTTTTAGTCATTTAGTTGTTCCTTTCCACATTCGATGAAGTGCATATGCTGCCTAGCATATTGATAGACCGTATTCATTGCCTCCCTAACCTCTTCCCTTTCTGAAAGAGCTTTATCCCAAGCCCCATCCCCGTGAGGGTAGTAGTCTCTTTGGTGAAAAGTGGTATCATAAAGGAGTTTGATTTGCGCTTCGCTTACAGCTTCAAACAATTCATTGTATTCTTTGCGTAGCCTGTCTTCTCCTGATCCATTCATATGAATGAACGGCATTGTGTATTTTTTAGTCATCTTTTTTTCAGTAGTAGGATTATTGCTGCTAGGAAGGTTATCCAAAAAGACAACCCAAGTTCAAGGAGTTTTTTTATCATTTTGGTTCAACTACAAAACCTGTTTCGTCTTTTTTAGCAAGGCCTTTTTCAACAAGGCCAACGATCACGCCTTTAGGATCAAGAAAACGAAGATCCGTGTCGTCTCCATCGACAACTTGCATTCCCTCCCAAGTTTTGGGAAGCTTGTCACGAAAAACAACTGCCACGTTATGGACTTTGCTTACAAGTTCCTTGATTTCCTCAAGCTCCGTTTCTTCAGAGCGGGAAAAGGTTAGGGAGTAATTTTTTGGCATTTTACCGTCAATGAATTTGCGCATCCTATAGCTACCTTTAGTATAATCATAAAAGGTCACATCAGGGAAGTGATCAAAAATGCTCTTGCCCTCAAAAAAGAAAGGTTTTGTTTCCCAAGGAATATCGGAAGTTAGATTAAGACGGACGCAAGGTGTTTTATCATACTTCCGTGCCTTCTTTACTCCAGCAGTAAGTTCTTTGTGAAGTTGAGCCATAAAAGTCTCGCGGTGTTGAAACAAGAATTTTGTTTTATTGATTCGCGCCTTTTGTACGTTCTTCATGATTCCACGTCCCGCCGTATTAAGGCAAGCCATAGAGCAACCTTTACTTGCCCAGTGGCAAGTGTTGAAGCCAGAAAGTTTTGAAGGTGCGAGGTGGATACCATAAGTGACATAACCATAAGCTAATCCCTTGATTGTTTTGCTGTTTCCTGAATTGAGTAATTTCATGATAGATTTGTTATTGATTAAAAATTTTACCACCAGCAAGAATAAAAAACTTTGTCTCCCTCATTGATTGCATCCATCGCTTCGGAGACAAACTGGAGATCCTTTTCTTTTCTTGTTTTATCTTGGCTTGTATCACTGCCAAAGAAAAACCCTTGAGTTTTGGGCAGTGTCTCATTGACAATGCATTTTTTCAACTGGTCCAGATCCTCCGCAGTCAATTCAACCTCATTACAATTGAGATCATTGGCGGGTTTGCCCGTCTTGATATTCCAAAGACTTTCCATCCAACCTTGCAAAGCATTATGCTTGCGCCAGTAAGAAATTTCACACGACTCACCGTTGGAGTCCCTTCGTTCTGCATATTGGTCTAGTCCCATAACGCTGTCTATTCTTCACAAAAATGAACCCGTGCCAAGCTTTTTTTTTGATTTTTAATTATTTTAAATTTAGGGTTGACAGCCTAGCATTTTTTGATATGGGAAAAATCGTTGTAACTCACTGATTGATAGGGAGTTACGGCTCGCGGCGGGGCCGAGGCCCGTAACTCATTGATATTCAACGACTTACGAAGCTTTTTGTGTCAAGCAAAAAAACCGCCCCCGTAGGGGCGGCTTGGGGTGAGGTTGCCTTGTTAGGCGGGGAGGGCGAGAGCTTTGTCCTCCTCGGTGATGATGGGTTGCGCCACCTTGTCGAAGATAGATTGCATCCGCATCGTACGGTCGGAGAGCTTGGAAAGGTCGCTACCTTTCAGATTCTCGGTGATGGAATTGTAGAGAGTCCAGAGTGAACCGCCCTTGAACTCCTCATGGCGAGGGTTGCGGAATTCCTCAACGGCCTTGTAAATGTCACGGGCAGGGAAAGCCTTGGCATCCACAAGCTGAACAATCAAGTCGGAAGCTGACTCGACTTCGGTCTGCTGGTACGACTCAATCCTTTTGGACATATCAGCCCAGTGATCCTTGACCTTAGCCACGGCAGAGGAAAGGACGCGAGGCAGGTCAGACAGAATGTGAGTAGTGTGGCGACGAGCCAATTTGACATCCGAAGAGAAGCAAAGATTCTCACAGACCATCATTTGATTGCCAGCCGCGATGGAAGCCGCAAAGGACTTGTCATGAGCATTGCGAAGACCCAAGACGATCTTGCGATCCTCTCCAGTGATATCTTGACCTTTAAGGGCGAACCCTCCAAAGTACCGCAGACCACTACGCGCAAGGGCGTGTTCCTCTTCGGTCACTTCGAAACCAGCGCGGTTAATGGCCTCGCGGGTCATGTCCACCAGTTGGCGGTGTGGGATTGGAGTGTGGCTACTGGTAGCTTCAGGGGTTTGAACTCCAGTCAGGGCTTCAGCGTCAATTTTGTTTTTTGCGTAGATAAGCATAACGGCAGGAGTATGATCTAAAAAAACACTTTAGGCAACAACTAATTGAACAAAAATGAAAATATTTTGAAGATTACCGCGCCCATCAAAAGAGCGCTACCGAGAACCATAAGGGTGAACACGACATTTTCGAAGAATACTCGATCTTGATTTTTCATATCAAATAAGATTGTCGCATCAAAAGAATGCAGGTCAAATAAAAAACCACAAATAAGCGCATTAAACACAAATAAGCCAAATAATACTTGACAGCCCCCACCACCCCAGAAACCAAGTCACAAAAAAACCTCGTAAGTCACTGATACTCAATGAGTTACGAGGCGGGGCCGGGGCGTGGCCCGTAACTCGCTGATACACAACGAGTTACGAGGGTTTTATTCTTGCCAACGATTTAGAGCGGCTTCCCAGTGGGAATGCTCAGTCTGGGCAGCTTGCTCCAGACCCTCGGCATAGAAGTGTCTCCAGATCCCGAAAGCCATCACCCCGTCTTCAAACATTTCTGGGATCACCCACCCACGGTAAGACCTTGGGCAAGTCATGCTCTCCTGACCTCGGAGTCCTGCCTGATAAGCGAAGTCTGATACTTGGTTTTGTGTTGCTGTAGCCATGTGGGGATAGTAGCCGAAGAATTAGTTTTTGGCAATACTTTTTTTGTTTTAAATTTCCCCTTTCCATAGCGCAAGCTCCCAAGCTCTGCGCCGCTCTAACCCTTTACGTACCTTTCCCGCAGCCCTCCTGTATAAAGGCAAGATTTTTTCAACGCTTTTATAGTTGCCAGAGTTTAGGCGATCTTTTCCATTCACAAGCTTCCTGAGATTTGTCATGCCGCAATTGAAGGCGAAAGAAGTCAAAGCATTTAGTTGATTATCTGAAAGCTTCACTTGAACTTCCTCGCGAACTTTACCTTTGACCTTATTGACTTCCTTCAAGAGTAAAGCCCTAGCTTCCTTCTCGCTTATCCAACCCTTTCGGAGTGCGCTTTTGTCAGTGCATCCGTAGCCTATTGTACGGACTCCCGCGCAACAGTAGTAAGGGCGAGCTTTAAAGCCTTCGAAGTGAACGAGACCCTTCTCTAGTTCTTTGTCCCAATTATGACGTTCTACCAATGGAAAGACCAGAAGGGGGCGGTCTGCCACATTGTGAGTGATTATGAAGGCGGTTTGCCCTTGGCATCCGAAGAATACCAAGAGCGCTAAGATTGCTGCTAGAGTAAGAATGAAAGTTTTCATGACCTTGAAGCTTCTCGGATTTTTTGAATCATACGCGCCGCATCAGCGCGGGAGATATCAGCGGAAGACCAGACGAATGGCCCGACCTTCACCGTTGCGATTGGCTCAAAGTATTGGTGCTGCTTTGGGTAGACCTTGAGGCGAATATTCTCGTTTTCGTAGACCTTAGAGAGGCCCTCTCGTGTGATTGTGTAGTGTTTGGTCATGAGGGGATTTTACTGGAATTTTTTGAGTCGTGCAAGCTAAATTTTATGTATTCGAGATGATTTAGTTTTTTCCTGAAACCCGGTGAGTGATGAGCAATGGATTGTGGGTTTCTAAAAGCTTTACTCATTTCAGTTGCTGAAATTCCACTCTCCTTTGCGATGTCATAAAGGAGAGCGAAAACGACTCGTTTCTTTTCGGTTAACTCAATGGATTTTGTATTTTTGGAAGAGTTGGTTTTTTTCACGGAAAGCCTGTTTGGGTCAGTGAAGTTTTTGATATTCTTGAATTTAATTGATCTTGCGTATTTTTTATACTCGAACAGCACAGTTAAAACAATGGATTTATTGTTGTGGTAGTATGCTGCATCTGTAGCTTTTGCGTCAGAATAAATTTCTCCTATTCTTTTGACTTTCTCAAAAACTTTTGGCAAAGCGGTATTATTATTATCTGTTTTTTCTATGCCGAAATTTTTTCTTGATTCCTCAACCATTTTCGGAGAACCCCCTTTGGATCTTCCATTGATTGCGAATGTGACATAAAAAGCAGGGATTCCACCTTGCAGTTTCATCGACTTCTGATTCAGACAAGCTACCTTGAAACCTTCAAGGCTTTTATTTAACCCGCAGTAATCATAAAAGAAAGTAGTTAGCCCTTCGGGTTTGAAATGCCTTTTATCGTTCAAATCTCCCACCTCTGCGGTAACATATAAGCTATGTTTGTCTTTTGTGTTATGGTAGTTGGCTCGGAAACCGTCTGTAAAATTCCTTGAGAAGCCAATTACGTTTATATCACGAACAAGCTTGCGATTTTTTAGGGCTTCCCTTTTATCCTTGTTCCAAGATTCGATGTGGTCGCAGTAAGGAAGCATTTTTTTCTCTTGATCTATCATACCAATAGACAAAGTGAAGAAAGAAGTTTTTTTGTTGTGTTCCTTATTTCTTTTGATTGTGTGATCAAGCATCCAATCATAGATGCGCTCTTTGCCATAAGAATGAGTATCTTTCGTGTAGTTGTTAGCCATGAAAGGATTATCTACATTTTGTTTTTGGTTGCAAGGCTTTTTTATTATTTTTTATTCTTTTTTTTTCTTAGAAAAAAGCTTGACACGTGCATCACATACAGTAGAGAAAGATTCCTCGTAAGTCGTTGATACTCAATGAATTACGGCTCGCGGCGGGGCCGAGGCCCGTAACTCGTTGTCGCTCAGTGAGTTACAGCGTTTTTATTTTTATTGTTTTTTTATGGTAAAAGGCTTGACATTATCGCGATTCTGTCAGAAAATGAAGTGACACCCTGAAACCAAGTAAACTGGAGCAAGAGAAAACCCGCCAGCCTCCGAAGAGACTGACGGGCCACACACACTAGACACACACTAGAAAACAGATTTTGCCAAGTTGATGGCGGTTGAAATTTTCCCTTTTACTTTGACGATTCCCGCAACGTGCAAGGTGCGGAACTTGACTGCGCCGCCATCGTCGAGATCTTGAACCTCGCCTTGAATGTAGCGGTACCCGCTGCTTTCTGCGAAACCGATTCGATCAATTTTTTTGATGACGAGATTCCTCACGCCATCTCTCTTTACCGAGGATTGATTTTCGTTGTAGTAGGTCACAACTCGATTCGTGACCTTGCGACGAAGCTCTTCCTCTGGAAGGCGGTAAAAAGAACTGTCGAAAGCTTTACCGAATTTGCGGAGGTTTTTGTTAGTAGTGTTGGTAGTGTTGTTTTTCATAGCGAGAGTATTTTAGTGTAGATTTTGGTTTAGGTCAAGATTTATTTTCCATAGACGAAGCGAAGTTCTTTGCTCCACTTCTCGACCATTTTGGCTTCATGACCGTTAGGCTTCTTGATAGCAGCGGGAAGCCATTTGTTGATCATGCGCTTGAGCTTGCGCTCTCTCAACCACTCACCCAAGTGAATGCCAATGGCAAAAGGAAAAGTGATAATTATTATGGCCTTGTTGATGAGGGTCTGGTTTTTGAAGTTCATGGTGTTAGCTTAGTGTTTTTTGGTTAGTTGTAAAGATTATTTTGATTTTTTAAAGACTACTTTGCCAGCTTCTGCGGTGGCAGTCCAGTCGATAGGGTTCGCCTCGCGCTTCTCTCGGCATTCGTCGTTCCACTTGGCTTGACTGACTCTTGCGGCTTGAAGTCTCTTGTAGTGGCTGCTTGTCTTGGTTGCTTCCATGTGGGTAGTATAGATTAAAAAGTGATTTTAAAAAAGCTTTTTTTGGTATTATTTTTGAGTTGTCATACACCCCCCCCGATTAATTTAAAAAACACTTGACACGATACCGCGCAAAGCGGCGGGGGGAGTCTTTCTTCAAAAACTAAACAATAAAATTATCATAGTTGTGCGTTGGTTGGAAAAAAATGGCGGGGTAATTTTGGTGGAACTGAATCTCCATCAAAAACCAATAATAAAAAAATAAAACTAATAAGCCGCGAATATAATATAGAAAAGTGT